ACTCGCTGACGCGATGCGTTTTTCCTGGACATGAAACTCCCTAAAGTCGCGTCTGAAATGGGACGGCCTCCACCCATTTTATCAGTCTGTACTTTAGGGAATCAGGAATACAAAAATACGAAATCAGAGAGGACTAATCTGACTTTCCCACTCGAACAGCCACTCCGAGGGGTCTACCTCGAACGTCTCGCCCGGCTTCAGTTTGCTCACAGGGTTGGTCGGATCGACCGGCAGGGTGACGGCGGCGTAGGCAGCGGCGTCGGCGTAGTCAGGGGACTTGCCGGTCTTCAGCCGGATCTCCTCCTTGGAGACCACCTGCAGGGAGTTCCGGGTGTTCTTGAAGTGGTACTCCAGTTCGCCCAGTTCCTTGTTCAGTTCGGTGTCCTCGCCGTCGATGTCGAGGCGCCCGTTCAGCATGTCCTCGCGCATCGTGTCGTACATTTCGGCACGGAAGTTGATCCACTTGTCGATGTCGGAGGAGGCTGCGTTGCCGATGATGCCGATGGTCTCGAAGCGCTGCTGGGACTTGGCCACCACCTGGTCATAGACACCGGCACCGAGGCCCACGCCGTCGATGCGGACCTCGCACGCCTCCTCGGCAAAGGCGTGCTGTACGATGCGGTTGGCTGTTTCCACCGTGGTGGCCTTGGCCCACTTGTCCAGGAGTCGGAGCACACCGTCGTGGTAGATGTAGATGACGGTGTAGTCCTCACCCATGCGGGCGATGTCGCAGCCGAGGCGGGGCTTGGATTCCTGCTTGATGGCCAGTTCGGTGTTCCGACCGATGGCCAGTGTGCCCTCGGGGAACAGCGCGTTGGTGCCGTCCATCGTGAACTCGCCCAGCACCTTGGACTTGAAGCGTGGTGAGTCCTCACCCCACTTCTTCTTGCGGGATTCGATCCAGTCGAGAGTGACCAGACCGCCTCGTGCGTCCTCCGGGAAGGGTTCGCCCGTGATGTTGGGGGAGTCGTAGGAGTTGATGGTGATTTTGTGCCAGGATTCGTCGTTGTTTTTCCAGATGGCGCCGAACGGGGTGTTCACGTCATCGGGGTTGCCCACACACAGCGCAGCATCCCATCGACCCGTAGTAATGGCATCAACGGCAGTGAAAATCGTTTCAGGGATACCACACCCCTCATCCAACAAGGCAAGGACACCATTACGGCGGTGCACCCCTTGAAATGCATGTTCGTTTGTGTTTGATGGCTTGCGGCCCATGCCACGCAAGGTGTCGTTGTCCGACTTCCACTCGTTCTCCAGCGTGATGCGCCCAAAGAGTTCGGCCTTGCGGTGATGATCTCGCAGGTACTCCCAGATGATGCCAAGCTGGGGCTGCGTGGGTGCCGTGGAGACTGCAATGGAGTCAAGGTCTTTGCGAGTATCGACCCACCAGGCGAGGATAATGGACGCAACAAAGGACTTGCCTACACCGTGCCCGGACTTCACGGCGACACGGCGGTATTTCAGCAGAGCTTCCGCAATTTCAATTTGCTTGCGCCAGAGCGTATAGCCAAGCTTGTCTTTGGCCCACAGAGCAATATCCGTTTTGTAGCGCTCATTGAGCGCGGCTTGCTCCAACTCCTTGGCGGCATCCCGCATTGCTTCAGCGATACTCATGCAGCTTCTGCCTTCCTGCGCCGGTAACGTTCCCGCTCCCAAGCGTTTCTCTTGAGCTTGTGCTCAGGGTCTTTGCGTAACTCGCGCTGCCTCTGCCTCGCGTATGCACGCTTCTTCTCCCCACCCTGTTCACTGTCATAATGACGTTTCTGGATCACCTTCCGGCACGTCATGCAGACCCTGCTGCCTTTTGGTTCCACATAGGTGTTCTCCGGCGTGTATTCGTGACCCTCCGGGCAGTGTGTCTTGACAGCGTTCTTTGCTGCTTCTCCTCTGCCCCTCCTGATGTTGACGGCAGGCGTCACAGGTTCCATGTGGTCAGGATTGGCACACCTACGGTGTCTACAGGCCGAGCCGCCTGCACAGGTGAGGTCTTCGTTGTGGCATGTGTGGTCAAGGTGAGCGCCCTCTGGTGGTGTGCCCACAAGCTCCTCATAGAAGTACCTATGGATAGTCGGGCAGGTCTTTACGCCATTGCGGCGGACGCATATCCGGCCATAACCACCTTTGTCAACGTAGCCCTGCCACTCCCAGCACCCGTTGTCGAGGACTACGACCTCAAACAGGCGATCCTCTATAGTTTTCTGGTTTCCCATAATTCCATTATATAGCTACAGGAATACAGGCTACTGGTCAGGCATCTCCACACCGAGCCGGTACATGACAGTGGCGAAGCTCGCGGGGTCTTCGTACACGGCATAGAAGGCACGCAGCAGCGAGATGATGACCTTGTAGTGCGAGTCCGTGATGCTGAACAGCCGGGTCTTGATCGCGGCCCAGTCCGGCTCCTCGCCGTCGTTGGCGTAAAAGAGGTCAAGGATGTCCACGACATCCTTTGTGTAGATGCCTTCGCTCATTCCTCGACTCCTTCTGTGAAGACGCGCTGCGCCTCTGCTTGGAACAATGTGGTGAGGGCCGGGCCGGTTAGTTCGCCCTTGATGGCCTTGATGGTCTTGTGCTTCTCGAACGCGGCCTCGACGTGCTGGAGGAGCCCGGTCTGGATGGCGAATACTGCCTGGAGGATGATGGCGGTCTGCGCCTGAGTGAGCGCGGCCAGCCTGTCCTCGGCATCGCGCTTCACATCGAGGTTCAGGGCCTGCAGGGCGGCGATCCTGTCGAGTAGCTTGACGATGAGTTCGTAGTCCTCGGCCTTGTCGGCGTAACTCAGCCGGTCATTGACCTTGACGAGCAGGTTTTCGAGCCGCAGCAGGTGTAGGACGAACTGCTCCTCGGGGGGCATGACGTTGCGGGAGTTGATGAAGTCTTTCCAGACGGCAACGACTTCCTCGACGCGGACACCGCTCCTGACGGCGATCTCCTCGAAGCTGTATCCCTTCAGGCGCTCATCGCGCACCTGCATGGTCAGGGCGTCGAGGGTATTGTCCATCTCTGTCATGCCTGTAAGTTTATTACATCTTGGATTCTGCCTATAAAAGTACAGAGTCAAAGGTAAAAGGAAGGCCCAGAGACTGGGGGGTAGTCTCTGAGCCTTCCGTGTGCCAGTCTATTTGAGGGAATTGATTCGTCAAACATTGGCGGCAGGTGGCCCGGAATGATGGGGGGATTTTCCGGGCCACCTTAGTGTGCAGGCAATTTGCGTCTTCCCTGCAACTTTAGTGGTGGGCGGGCTATAGTCTGTCGCCTCATTTATCAAAGGCTGCGGCATTTGCAACTACCTCAGCTAACAGGCGGTACGTCCGGCCTGTTCACCACCGAAATCTTTACCAGTCGGTCTCGCCCATTACGCGGCCACCAGACTTTCCTCGGTCTCGTTGGCGTCAACCGAGAGCCAGTACTGCGCCCAGATGGTTGCGAACTCCTGGATCGCCTGCTCACGCGTCTTAGCCAACGTTGCTCCTTGGTAGTTTGGTGTGTCTGTATGAAAAAGCTACAGCACCACAAAACATAGAGTCAAGGCGCTGTATAGAACTTTGTGCGATTTCTTTACAATGACAGGATGAAGAAGCCCCGCGCCGCCTTGTATTTGAGGCAAAGTACCTTCAAGGAAGAATCCATCTCCTTGGAGTTGCAGGAGACCGCCTGCCGGACCTACGCCCAGCAGCAGGGCTATGACGTGGTGGCTGTGGAAGCTGATCCCGGCATCTCCGGCAGGACATTCAAGCGGCCCGGCGTAACCAAGGTCATGGACCTGATCGAGCGCAGGGACGCCGATGTCATCGTACTTTGGAAGTGGAGCCGTCTCTCGCGCTCCCGGCTGGACTGGGCCGTCGCTGCCGACAAGGTGGAGACCATTGGCGGGCGGATCGAGTCAGCCACCGAGCCCATCGACGTATCCACCTCGACCGGGCGGTTCGCCCGAGGGATGCTCACCGAGTTCGCCGCGTTCGAGTCGGAACGTATCGGTGAGACCTGGAAGGAAACCCACGCCCGCAGGATCAGGAACGGCCTTCCCCACCACGGCCTGCCGCGTTTCGGCTACAACTACTCCAAGGCCGAGGGCTACACCGTGGACCCTGACGCCGGGCCTGTGCTGCGTGAAATGTACCTCCGTTTCATCCGGGGGGCCAACATCCGGGAGTTAGGTGAATACGCGGCCTCTGAAGGCTTTGAGAAGGTGTCCGGCTGGAGGATCGACAACACCCGCCGAATGCTGGATCGGGGCTTCGGGGCAGGCTACGTCTATCACAAGGGCGAACTCATCAAGGGGGCACACGAGGGTGTCATTTCGGAGGGGGAGTGGATGGCCTACAGGGCGCGACGGGACGCCCGTTCAGGACGCTCTCGGGCTGAATCCTCCGACTACGCCTATTCGGGGCTCCTGCGGTGCCACTGTGGTGCCCGGATGGTCGGTAGCCTCACCAATAAAGCCAACGGCGTGAAGTACCAGAGGTATATCTGCGTGGAAGGTCAGCAGAAGGGCGGGCATGGCGCATCGGTCTCTGACAGGCATGTGGCGGACGCCGTGCTGTCGTGGCTGAAGGAGATCGCCGTCGAGGTGGATGCAAACGCATCGACTGTGGAGGCCCAGCCCAAGGCGCCCAATCTGGAGCGCAAGAAAGCCCAGTTGTTCTCCGAGATCACCAAGAACGCCACCCGCCTCGATGCCCTGACAGTGAAGTACATCGACGGGGACATCCCAGCCGAAACCTACAAGCGCCTCTCCGAAAACCTGGAGGCAGAGAAGGTGGCTCTGGAGGCACGCTCCCGAATGCTGGAGGTCAACACTGCGGTGAAGCCTGCCGCCGTTATCAAGCCGCTGCTGGCAGGCTGGGAGTCAGCGCCTGCCCGCCTGAAGCGGGAGGCTCTGGCGTCCATCCTGTCCGAAATTCGGCTCCACGACTGGGAAGGCGAGGTAGTCAGCGGTTCCCGCAAAGGCAGGATGGGCCGCAGACCCATCACGATTCACCCTGTCTGGGAGTAGTTGGTTTGACGCCCTCTGTGGACGTACAGGGCGTCAAACCAACTACTATTTCCGCCCAAAAAACAAAAGAAGACCCGCACTTAGCCTTAGCAAGAGGTGCGGGTGTTTATGAATCCAGTCTACAGCAAAAGAAAAACCGCCCCCTCGCTCAGATAGGGCGGTTTTTCCGTATGTGGTCACTCGTAGTGGGCCGAGCAACACGATAGCACTCTATTCCGGCTCCAGGAAGTGCTCCGGCATCCTTGAAAGGTAAAGTCCGCTGCGAGTCCGCATGAACTGCTTCATCAGCTTGTCCGGCAGGATCAGATACTCGCGGCGGACGTATTCGGGAACGGTCAAGATGGTGCCGACATCGCCGGGCTCCATCCGGTGCCACGCCTTGACGGCCCTGACCCGCTCACCGAGCGCGTAGGTCAGTTCCTCGGCATACCAGAGCCGCTTCCCGAGGTGGTTGTACCGTGGCGGCAGGTCGGTGCGGTGGCCGGTGGCATCGCGGGGGAAGCCTCCCCCGTCGATGAGGAGGGTCGAGTGACCCTTCCTAAGACGCTTGA